ACCCTCTGTGGTCAGCTCTGCAAGCGTTACGTCTTCCTCAGTGGTCCCAATGTTGACAATGTTGGTCCAGACTCCCTGTGCTGCCTGGTCAATCTGGACCAGCCCAGGGTTGAACGAATCTTTGAAGCCAGCGTTATTGATTCTGAAATTGCAGGTCAGCGTGATTTCGTCAGCCATTGGTGGTTTTCCTTATCCAGAGATCCCCGGCAATGCCGCAAACGACAGGCTGGGGTATATGTCGTAATCAAGAAACACAGCCGAAGCCACCGTCGGATCAGTTTGTGCCTTCCCTGAACCATCGAGCAGCACCGGAGCTGTCGGCTCACTGCCGTCCGCTTCGTTGGTGATCTGCTGGAGCTTGTTATCGTCGTCCCGCTCTCGGAATCCCTGATCGAGAATTTTGAATCCCCATCCGTCGTTGTTCAGATGGATTGTCAGCGTGACGATTCGGAACGTCACATCATTTCGCTGCCGAATTGGACTGACGCTGACTTGCTGACATTTCGCCTGTCCAGCAGACACGCTTAATCCATCAACATTGATGGCATCCGAATTGACAGCATCCTGATAACTCAGAATCCAAGTCGGAACAAAAGCCTCATTGGATGTGATCGTCACCGTGCGTCGGCTGTTGTCACGCATGATCGGCGGATCAAATGGATCGCCCGCACTGTTGACAATGCCCTGGCCATTTCTGTCAGTGTCAGCCACTTCCTGAAATTGTTCAGTTGCCCACTGGTATTCAATGGGATCGTCCAGCGGAGAATCGCTCGCTTCACGTTCGTTTGAGTAGGTGGCCGTTACAGTCCAGAAGTAAGGCGAAGCACCTTCGTTGCGTGCCCGCAGACTATTGCAGTAGCTTGATGGGTCATTCGGGTAAGGCTGGCCCAGAAACGGCAACGCGGCAGCCTGAAGGACTGTGACTTGATCGTCAAATTTGTTGTCAGTTCTCACGCGGTAAAGTTGCGTATGCGTGATGCTGCCGCTGAGATCGCCGCCGCCTTCGCGGCCGTCCCAAATTTTACGTGCCCAGGTTACGGCCATTATGCGAATGACTCCACAACACCAGCACCAGACGCCATTTGCTCTAGCAGCTGATTGTTCTTATCTAGTTTGTCGTTTGCTTTCTTTTGCTCTTCTAGCTGTTTCTCGCCAGGGCCTTTTCTGCCAAAGACATTACGAACAATCGATTGAAAGGCTTCCGAAGTGCCGCGTGTTGCTGCACCTGCGAATTGCTGATCTCTCACTTCGCCGGCCACTGCTTCAGCAGCTTTCTTAGATTTGCCGATTCGACTTTTGTCTTCTGCTGCATCGCCAAGATCAGGCAGAGCATTCTGGAATTCTTTGGCGAACCCGTCCCCAAATTTTGCAGCCGCCGCGTCGAACTGCTTGCCTAATTCTCTTTCCAGTTCGCTTTCTGTCCGTTCTGGCAATTCCAGTACGGCTTTTCCTAACTGGCTTTGAAATCCTTCCAATGGATCTTCAAAGTTGCCGGCGGCGATATTTGCAAACATTGTCCCGGCAGCGTCACCGATGGTTTCAAACGCTCCAACCATCGACTTCCAAATAAACTCAGCAACAGAAGCCACCTGAACCCCAAAGTGCTTCACATCTTCCATAATGCGGACTAATTGCAGTGCAGCACCTGACACCATCAGATCCCACATCGCTTGCCAATTTTCTGATATTCTTTTGAAAACTGGGATAAACGTACCAGTCATAAACTCAGAAAACGCCTGCATTGCCTCTTTCACCTTGAACTGCTCAAGAATGAACTTTCCAAGCTCTGCCAGTGCTTGGTTGACCCCATCTTTTACAGTGCTCCAAAGTCCGGCCGCTGTCTGGCTTTGCCGCTCCATCATATTGTCAAGACGGTTGCCGTTGATCTCGACGTTATTCAGTGCCGTGACTAAGTCGTCATAACCAACTTTTCCCTGGCTGACAAAATCGTTGACTTCGCTTTCCAAGATCCCGAAGTGTTGAGCAACTGCCGCCGTTACTGGGACTAACCTTTCTTGGAACTGCAAAAGCCGCTCCCCTGTCAACGATCCTTTTGATTTCACCTGTGCGAAGATTGTTGCAAGTTCAGAAACATTCGTACCCGCCAGTGCTGCCATATTTCCCATAACCTTCAACTGGGAGATCACATCATCTGACGCAACGCCAGCTCCAAGCAACGCCTTGGCAGACTTTGCAATGTCGGCAGTCTCAAACGGCGTTTCCGCTCCGAACTTTCTAATCTGTGCCATCATGCTTTCAGCTTGTTCCATCGAACCAAGCAAAATTTCAAACTGAAGCTGCAAAGTTTCCAGGTTGAACGCCTCTTTTATCCCCTTCCCAATAGCCAAGCCCGCAAAGGCGGCTCCAACAGTGGCGATCTGCTTTGTTGCCCGCGTTGCAAAACCTGCAACCGCATTGCCGGCATTCTTGATGCCGCGTGAAAACCGCTGACTGTTTGCCGTCAGATTTACAACTAGATCACCGATTACCGCCATGACTTCCCCCAAACATTGCAGCGGCCTGATTCGGTGCCACTTCGTTTTTCGGCTCGTCTTTGCCCAAGATCATCCAAGGCATCACCTTTGCCCCGAATGCGTGACAAACCGCGGCACCAGCATTTGCGATGGTGTCTTTGATAGGCTCATATCCGAAAGGCTCCAGCGTGTAATAGGCTACCCACTCATCAAATTGCTGACTGGTCATACTCTCCAACATCGCGTCAACGTCATATTGACCGCAGACGACGGCCAGCCGCATGGCTAGCCGCCTTCTGTGGTCTTTGGCTAGTTTCCCGCTAGCGTTTCAATGTCATCCTCTTTCATGCCGCATAGACGCATCGCCACATTGACAATCCGCTCCACAACGGCTGAAGACTGTCCGCCGATGGCTTCGATGTCTTCAACTGTGAAGATCGGCTGACCGTCGTCATCTTTGCAGCATGCGACCAACAGCCGCTGCCGCACTTCCTGCAATCGCCTGGCTGACTGCTTCCCGCCCTTTGTCTGAAACTGCTGCTCAAACTGGCTGCGAGCCTTGGCAGTCATACCATGCACATTGACATAAGAATCTTCACCGAACTCCGGCAACGGCACCCGCTCAGCAGGCACCGCTGCCGGAGCCAGGAAGGCTTCCCTGCTAATCACCCCCATCAGTCGTCCTCCTCATCTACTGCGTTTGGTCCTGGGATCGGCTCGCCTGTTTCGGGATCGTATCCAGAGATCTCGCCGGCATCGAATGCCTCGAAATCCTCTGGTGCGATCCCTTTCTGTAACCGCTCATACGCCGCCTTTGCTTTTTCCATCGCCGTAGGCGTCATCTGTGCGGCCTTCTCGCACTCATCGTCAGCAGGCTTTGCACAGCCCATACGGACCAGCATGAACGCCTGCGGATGTTCAATGATTGCACCGACTTCCAGCCAAGTCTTTTCCCCTGGCACATACTCAGGATGAGTAGGCCCCATTTCCATAGGTCTTAACAACTCTGCCTTCACTGCTTTACCTCAAAACTAAGTAGGCCACGTTCCAAGGCCGTCGAGCTTGATCGCTCCAGATGCTCGCAGGCCGTCATTCATTGCGACTGTCACATCAAAAGAAACGCCAGCACCCGTGAACGGGTATTCGGTGTTGCCCGTGTCGGCGTAGATGATTTTCCAGTTCTGGGAAGCCGGCGTTGTCAGCAGGTCAGTAATTGCCTGATGGCCAGCTAGTGCCGGATCGTAGAACAGCTCAAAGTTGACGCTGCCAGGTTCCGTGTATCCTGTGGTGTCGTATTCCTTGCCGGCACCACTGGTGTCCAGTGTCGTGCTCTCGAACGTCTCAGACTCCGCTCCCGACTGCTCCAGACTTGTAACCTGTGCAACGGCCGTGAAGACCATCGACAGTTCCTGCTGAAGCACCGTGCCTTTGCAGACTACCTTTGCCATTTTATTTCCTCCGAATGATTGCTTGATTGTCTTTGCTAACAGTCAGAAGACCGTCAGCAATTAAATAGCCGTGACGGCCGCCATCAGTGCTGATCAGCACCGATGGAACTAACAATTGCACGCTCTCAGCCTTTGCCAATAACGCGTTCGTCTCAAGTTCCCAGATGTTCCACTTGCCTGATTCTTTGCACCAGTCCAGTTTCATGCCGGGTTGTACATCACATCCAAATCAAGAGTGACAACGTAAATTCCGACATCACTGGCATCAGCCGGTGGCTCATAACTGTCTGACTCATCGTTCAGCAGAACGGCCCCGATTGTTTCACTACCAGCTGCTCCCGTGTAATCGTCAAGAAACACGCGGACAGCATCAGCCAGCGTTGCCGCCTCGACGCTTCTGTCCGCCTTGCAGTCAATGTCATAGTTGATGCTGCGTAGCTCACTCGTCCCGTCGAATGCGTTCATCTCATTACTATTGAGCTGTGTAATGATGATGTGCGGCAAAGCGGCTTTCTGTGGAGCCTTATTGACGTACACGCGCGAACTGACCAAGGCCGTGATTGTGCCTTCGCCTGTCAGCAGTGATACCAGTCCTGATTTCATTGTCATCGACGCCGTCTCACTTTCTTACGCCGTTTTCTGGACTGTCGTATCAGCTCTTTCTTTGACAACTCCCGAAACTTCGCCAGTGCTGCTGACTTGCTCTTTCGGACGCCGGCAGGAACAACGCCAGGCAACAGCGGAGCCATCTTGCCAGTGTTGCGGCCGTCAGTTTTTCTCGTTCTGTCGCTCGTTCCAAGGATTGCCCAGTGGATGTTATTAGCTGAGATCCCAACGCCTGAACGATTCCCGCGTTTTGCCTTTGCCTGTTCGCCCCATGCTTTGCGGCGTTCTTTCTTAATTCCAACCTGGCTACCTGCCTTCGCAGTCACTTTCTTCGTTCGCTTGTCACGCTTTACAAAGCGGCTACCAA